TGTCACCAGCAGTCATTCCAATGGTTCCAGAATCACCCGTCAGTTCGATACCAGTTCCAGGAACCGAAACAGCGGCACTTTGAGTAATTGTCAAAGCACTTGCAGTGATCTTGAGCGAATCATCCTGAAACGTAAAATCTGTACCTCTTCCGCCATCAACATCTGAACTTGCATAAACGTCCACAGTGGTGGCACTTACAACCAGCACGGTGTAACGTGCAAACTTCACCGAAGCCTCTTCTCCCGATTCAATGGTTGCCGTAGCAATACCATCCGTGTGAACAGTGCTTGTGCCAAGCTTGTTCGTCAGCGTGGAAGCCGATCCACTTGCTTCCGCAGCATTCGACGTGGGAGCTTTTCCAAGGAAAACCTCAAACATCCAATCCTCATAACTCTTCACCCGCAATGTGATTTCTGCGGTAATGAGTGACGTTTCTGCAGCCCATGGATATGGGGAGCTACCGCCTGTTAATTTTACAAGTTCACCCGCCATAATGATTGAGCTTCCGCCAACCAGGACTGCGGTTCCATACGGTAATCCATCTGATCTTTTCACTGCTGAAAAGGAATGAATTCCATAAACAATTCTTGGTGCCGTCAATGCCATTTTCTAATCCTCCGTTTGTTAAATTACCCCTTCGGTTTTTAGATTTTCCAAAAACCTACTAGGAACTTTACTTAAGTCATCCCCCTTTTTGATTTCCAAATGGTAATCATTCCAGTGAATAACGAAATCTTTTTTTGCTATTAAGTCCTTCGGACTTTCATAATCAAACATTTTCATTTTCTTCTTTTTCTTCCCCATAAAAAACCTCACGAGAACATATTCAATCGTAGATTCACATGCGCAACACGATAGTCGTCCGACGTGTTCGCGTTTGTGAATTGTTCACTCTTAAAACTTTCAATCATAATTTTACCACGTTTCGAATTGCTGTCCCAATTTTCAAGGAATATTTCCTTAAGGGCACGGGCATAACGCAGCATTCTTTTATGAGTGCTTAGGTCTTCTTTTGGGTCTTGAAGAACCAGCCAGATGGAAACAAGAATGTCTTCCGCAACCGCAGGACCAACCCCTTCAGCATCCACACTCTCAATGGCATAAAAGATATACGGGTCATAACTGACGACCGTATTGTCCAGGGATTGAAAGAAATAAGCACTTGCGCCAACCGATTTAAGCGACAAGGAATCGCCCTTCTCGGTCGTGATTGCTGTTAATTTCGTGTTCAGATTATCCGTCATCACGGTTTCAATATCAGCCCCAAGGGACTCCCAGTCGTATGTTGCCATTACTTGAATGCCTTTCTAAGGGTTGCCGCCATGAAGTTGTCAAGTATCCCTACCCACCTTTCAAGCCTTCCCTTGCCCTTGTCCTTCACGATGTCAGCAACTTTTTGCGGTGCTTCCGGACCGATAAAAAGAAACGGGCGGCGCGGCAAATTAGAATTCCCCCGCTGATGATACTGGCCGTATTCAACCTTCGTGCCCATTATAAGAGTCCTTTTATTGATTACCTCATTAATTGCAAGCGAATGACCTGGGTTCGTCATTGAACCCTTAAGAAGACCTGTTCGAAACAAGGCCGGATAAGGGTTAATTCCCTGGTTTTGTTTTTGCGTAATAGTCCCAACCGCCAAATGGGTATATGCACCTGGGCCTTTTAACTGCCAGATGGCGCGCTGTGACTTAAAGAAATCTTTTGAAATAAGCTTAAGAGGAAGGGTCAGATTATCAACCTTGCTCTGAATTAATTTCAGCTTTGCTTGAAATGCTTTTTGATTTACGAAATCAAAGTCAGGTGCCAATGCCATAAGTCACCATTGGTCAGTCCTGGCTTCAAATGTCGGAGTCACATCCGTATCAGTGCTGTTCTGGGCATTATAGCTTGTCAGACCATCCTGTGTGCTTGCTGCGGTCGCATCCGATAACTTGATTTCACCCTTTTTAATCTTTTCTAAAACATCCAACGCACGTTGTCTTAAATTGACGGTTACACCCTCCTGGTTTACATCCTCAACCCCGATTTTAACTTTGTAAATCCTGGCGACCCGATCAGCAGTCAACCAGATGGATAGCTGGCGAAGCAGGATGATACTGAGTGGGCTTGTCGAAGAACTGACGGGAGTGGAATACCGGGAACCGATCATTGAATCAATTTCCTGGTCAGACTCTGTGATGAATCGGTCTGCCTCGGTTTCCGTCACAGGTGTGGACGCCCCGAAGCTTATTTGTTTAAACTCCGAGGCGACCTGTGCGTTTGTAGAATACGGCATTTACTTTTTACCCTTTTTTTTCCCCTTTGATTTGTGAGCGTCAGATTTGACTGGGGCAGGTGCCGCTTCCTTTTTAAGTAATCCCTTGCTGAATAAAGACTCAGCATTGGGTCCGTCATACAACTGACCCGCAGCGTAATCCTTGTCGTCAGCGAGATTCAATAGAGCGTAGTACTTATCCATTGTTTCCTCCTATGGCTAGGGACTGCAACGATAGTTCTGCATGAAGAAAGCTTCCACGTCATTGGAACCATCCAGTGCAGAATTCAAATCAATCGTGTTGTTTGAAATCGTTGTAGCATCCACAGTCAGAGTGGCTTCAGTACCCTCTTTCGTCCCACCAAAAGTGGAATGAAAGTGCTGTCCAGTGTCATCCATACATCTATGAAGACCCAAAACATCACGATAACCAATAGACCATTTTGCGCCATAAGGTGAGTCTTCCGCAGGGAAGGTCACGCTTGTGACGGTCTTAAAAGCTTTAGTTCCAATTCCGTTCAGTGCTGTGTTTACAGTCACAGGAAAGGTTTCAGAAATAGTGCTTCCGTGTTGATCTGTTCCAGTTACCACGATTGCTCCGGCAGCAATGTCCGCAGTAGTTCCAGACGACTTAATTGACACGTTCCTAGAGAAGTCAGGCTGTGCCAAAAAGGTCGAGACTGTTGCTCCTGTTCCATCATCATCCCCATCGTTTTCCAATAGAATGACGTTTGAATCAGAGGCAGCGGGTGCAGATGCAGAAAACTTTTCGAGCAACTGTTGTGAAGCAAGCTTCAGGTCACGCCTGGAAACTTCATAAGCGGACATCACTGCCTGCGTTATGATTAAGCCCGAAACAATCGCTGCAAAAATCATTAATTTGTTTTTCATTTTTCCCCCTTTTAATGGCGCCCCCCCGAAGGGGAGCGCACATCAAAATTAATTTATGCGATTGCGTCCTTGATCAACCAACCAGCGGTCACGTCAATTAAAAGCTGGTCATAATCGTCAACAACAATGATTTCCTCAGACTCAGGAGGATTCGTCACTTTATTTCGGAAGACCTTACGTGGTCCGCGTCCAGAAAAAGTTACGTTATATCCCAAAGTCTGTTGTTTCTTCATTGGTGAAGCAGGAGCATAGAAAAACACAATGTGCTTTCCCCACAATGCTGCAACACTGTCGGTCTGACCCAAAACAGCAGAGTTATAAACACCGTTTGCAATCAAAAGCCTGTCAACGGCCATGGCCGAAGCAAGTTCTTGATTGGAAAGTGCACCCTTGCGGTTGTCCTTAAAGCCGAGGGCTTCAAGAATTCCGGGGTGATATCTCAGCTTCTCGGCAACCGCCCAATCCATAACAGCAGCATTCGGAGGCATTCCGATTGCACTGCGAATGGTTGTTCTGGCAGTTGAAAACCGTGTCAGTGGATCACTGTTTGTGTAATCACTGAACTGTGAAGTTCCCGAAAGCGTGACGTTGTTCGTCATGGTTGCGGTACTGGTCAGAGCATCGGCCAAAGCCTTTTCTTTGTCAGACCATAATAGCTCTGTCAAAGCTTCGACTTCATCGGACCTCGCATTAAATGGCATCTCGACATTCTGGAAGTCGTCAGGACTAAGCGTCCCCGCCAAGCCATGTCTCTCCACGGCATAAGAATCAGTCGAACGAACAACAACATCAGTGCTTTTCGCCTTTCCTTTTCCGCCCATCAAAGTAGACACAATGCGCAGACTTCCTTTTCCATAAGTTCCGATTTTTCCGGTACTGTTCTTGACACTCATCGGTGTAAGAATCTGTTCGGAAACGTAACCAGATGGGGAAAGTTTGTTTGACACATTGGTCAAAAGTTTATCTTGAACTGGTGATAATTGAGTCATTTTATTTTTTCCTTTCTATTATTGACCGTGTGTAAATCCAGTTACCTCGACAGCAATAACGTCGTTTGCAACGCCCCCGTCATAAGCAACCGCACCACACCATTCCAGGTCAGCGTCAGCGGCTTCACCTAGTCCGGCACTAGTGGAAGTCAAAGACTGTCCACCTGTGATTGTTTCACTAATTTGTAAAAGTCCACCCCCACCTGGAAGGTAAACTTCGATTACTTTTTCAGCGGTCGCAGCGGCTTGTTTTGCAATTCCGATTGCTTTCTCGTTTGCGCCACAAAGTGCAACATGTTCCCTGTCTGTTCCATACTTTACAAAAGCATATGCGGTAATAGATGTCCCATCTGCTTTGAAAGCTTGAAGTCTTGGTTCGCTATGTGATGCCATTATTTCTCCCCCTTGTTATATTCTTTTTCAAGTTTTGGATTTTCCCTTAGCACCAAAGAAATTGCTTTGCCCATGTCGGGTGCGCGTTTTTCCGTAAGTGCCTTTTCAGCAAGTTTCATTACTTCCTCAATAGGATCAGAGTCAGCTTTCGGAGCTTCCCCAGTTCCCTTTGATTCGGTGTTTACTTCCTGGCTTAGTTCAGCAAATTTAACCGTGTCGCCAGAAAGATAAGAATCTTTCTGAGCGGGCACTGCCTTACCTGCTTCAACCAACTTTTCAAAAGCAGAAACTTTTTCAGCTAAAACGGCTTTGTCTTCCAATTCCTTTTTTTCAGCTTCCAGGGTTTCCACCTTGGCCACAAGTTCAACTTTTTCTTTTTCAACATCGCTTTCCTCAGCCTTCTTAACTTCACCCTCTAAGGATTCTTTTTCCTCAGAAAGTTTTTTGTTCGAGGCTTCAAGGTCTGCAACTTTTTTCTTTAATTCGTCAAGTTCCATATCATTTTCCCCTTGATTTTCTGTTAGTGTGACGGCTGGTTGCATGTTTTTTACAAACGGCCGATTTGTTAAACCCGCCCCGAACAAAGTCGGTCCGAATTTTTCCAAACTTTCGTTATCCTCAAAGTCTAAAGAAAACTCAGCGGATAAATAACGAAACTCTTTTTGTGCAAGTCTTTCGATCGCCTTGGGTGTCCATTCAACCTGTACCCATAGCTCTGTGTCGTTTGCCATCAGGAAGGCTTTGTTGATCCAGCCCGCAGCAATGTCGTGGGACTCATGACTGTAATCAATCATCAGGTCAACGCCACGAACGTCGTTTTCAAAGTTCTTAACCATGCTTTTCAACATGGCTTTTGTGATTTCAAGTTCACCAAACGTGTCAGCGAATTTTCCTGTACGCAGTAACTGAACTTCTGTGTTGATCTTGGTTGAATCGGCTTTGGTCAACGCTTCCCGAATTGCGTTCTCGTTTAATTGGATCTGAACTGGAATAAACCGAAAGTTGCCCATGTATTCTTAATTGTTTCCGGTTTCGATTAAAGGTCAATTGTTAATTTAATTTGTCTTTTGCAATGTTATGCAAAAACAGTTCGTTTCCGGAAATCGGCTCCCGGTAAATCATTTTCGGCTGGCACCAACACAGATAAGAATCTATGTGTGACCCCGCGTCTTCGGTTGGAAGAATATGTAAAGGCGTCTCCAGTTCGCTGATAAATTCATCAAACGGAATCGAGTTTACTATGTCCCTTATGCTTCCCATGGCATCCTGCCTTTTCGCTAAGCGTTATAGAATCTAGAATCTTTCCAAGTTCTTCGGGGTCTTCCGCTGTTGGTTGTAATCCCGCACTGGACGGTTCCACTTTATTCCTGCGTCGCTCCCCCACTAAAATGGGAGTCAGAAATGACTTACAGTTATGATGGAGTGGTGGAAAAAAGGGTTCATCCTTTGGATCACCCGGTTTAAAAACTCTTCCAACCAGATTTCTACAAATCAAACTTACAGGGTCACTATTGGTGAACTGAAACGCTTCGACCCCCTCTAAAACTTCCTTATTAAAGAAAAACGCATTCCTGGACTCGTTTACAATAACTGCGGTCTGATTTGCCGCCCCTGTACGGACCGCTGGTCCCTCTGAGAAGTCGTCCACCTTGTCTCTCATGTCCTTTTCTTTAATGTCGTCGTCCAGATTAATGTCTGAACTGAATTGAAAGAATACACCCCTTTCAAGATCAGCCATTTGAGTGTCAACCAATAACGCACTCTGTGCCTTTAATTGGCGTCTGACATTAGGAGGTAAATCCTCGAATTCAGCCAATTCAACACTCTTCTTTTTAGGCACTTCCTTACGGGCTTGCTTTTGTGCGTCAAAATAAATGTCAGTCATTTGACCCAAGACTTCCCTTTTATACTGCGCTGTACCGCGTGTATTGATATCCTTGATAGCGTTTATCTTTTGAGCTTCCGAAAGACTCCGGGCTTTCTTCATGACACGGTCCACAAGATCGTTGCCGATGATCAATACGGCATCGTGCATTAATTCTTCAAACTGTTTTGAATCCTCTTTAATCTGTCCCCGTGCAGTCTGCCCGAATACGATCGAGTCGGGCTTTTTTTTTTCCATTAATTCAACCTTGTCGTCGTCCGTATCTTCCGGAGGAGCTTCGGATTTTCCGGGTTCAGGTTCATCTCCGGGAGGTTTCTCCCCAGGTTGTGGGTTAGTACCCCCACCAGGCATTCCCGGAGACTGTCCCGGCATTCCAGGAGGAGCGGGTTCTGGCTTTGTTCTTTGTCCCTCTTCAGACGCTTCGGGAAGACCGTACCTTTGACGTAAGTGCTTTTCCAAATCATCATCTGGGATAATAAATTGCCCGTCTGACAAAGTCTTAAGTGTGTCAGCCAACTCTTGACCAGCCTTGTCAGTGATGCCGGAGCATGTCATTTTTGGGTACTGAT